CTGGATGGCATTTTCTTGATTGAAAAATCCTGCTCTTTGAGTAAAACCTACTGGGTTCTCGGAAAATGATGCAGTAAATCTACCAACTACACCTTGTCCTGGACGATATCTAAGAAAGTTATTACTTCTTATAACACCATAAGAGTTTGCATCTGTTCCACATCCAACCTTGAAAGTATTGTTTTCGTGAGTTGCAATTCCACTATTAGAATACTTAAAAGTCTCAAAGTTTCTTGGATCTAATCCGTAAATTGCATCACCTTGAATTTTAGGTGTGAGTGGAATTGCTAAATTCTCCCCAAATGCAGATTTAGAACAAGCACTCTCATTTAAAAGGTTTCCATACTCATCAGCACGAATATAAACCTCGTGAAGGGTTCTTTCCTGGTTCAGATAGTCTTGTGTGGATTTATTCCAAATTGCCATAAATTAAATCCATTCTAACTTTGATGGATGATATCTTTTAGTATCTTTAATATTAATATTTCTATCTATTGCTGGATAAATTTGATGAACAATTGCACCTGGATATTCATTTTGCAGTTGCTCACCTAAATCTTGTTTTGAGGGAACTCCATTTTTTGTGGTTAGTTCCATTCTATAAAGACTCCCATTCCACAAAACATCTGCAACATATTCTTCACCAACTGATTGCGGTTCTGGTTGGGAAGAATTGATATAAAGATTTCCGGTAAAATCACCGGAAATATTTACAGACTCTGAGATGAATTGCTTAAAGGATTTCATTCTTCCTCTTCGGTTTCGATATTGAACATTGAATCTGCTACTATAGGACGAAATTCATCAATTTTTTCTGCAGATTTTGTAAAAAGAAGTTCTTTAATCTTATCACTAATCTGTGAAGGGGATTCGTCAGCGGCAATCATATCCAGTAGATCATCCATTGTTATAATTCTAATCAGTAATCGTTTTTATTTATATCTCACCACCCTTGGGCATTTCTGCTGCTTTAGCGTTTACTTGGGTCGCGGATGCATTAATTTCTGGTTCCATTACTGGTTGCCCCAGATCCATTTGAGAAGTTTGGTCTAAAGGCATACCAGTCGTTGGATCTACTGGTGCATTGGGGTCTGGAATAATTCCATCTTCAATCTCTTTTTTAATAAGAGCATCTTGCTCAACGATTTCAATATCAGTTTGTCTCAGCACTTTTCTTCTGACATAATCTTGAGAAAAATACCTTCCAACATAAGGTTCTGCAATTTGAACCATATTCAGTCTCTCGTTGAGCAACTCCGCATCCTTTAGTTCTGCAAAATGGTTATCGTATAAGAAATCATATTGAATATGCTCATCCATCTGCAACCAATCTTCTGGTGTGATTATATTTTTTAGAATGAGTTGAGTTCTCAACATATCACTGAACATATGAGAAAATCTCTTTCTCAAACGAGCAACAAACTTGCTGAACTTTACTTCATCTCTCAGTATTTCAGATGAACGTCCAAGATTAAATCCACCTTCACCATCCATTCTGGATGGAGGAACATTCAGGGAACGGTAAAGTTTTTTCTTAAAATATTCAATATCAGTAATTTCTCCTAGATTTTGACCACCTGGAAGTGTAGAAATTTCAGTCCCTCTACCACCTTCTCTTCTTGGAAGCCAAAAATCCTCAAGCATCGCCATGAACTTCTTATCATCACGAATTTCGCCAGTGCTTGCATCATATACCTGTTTATTACGATATCGCATCATCACATCGCGAAGATACTGCTCCGCTTTCACTTTTGGTAGATTGCCCACATCAATATAAAAAATTCTTCTTTCGGGTGCTCTGGAAAGGCGATAAATTACTAGAGAATCTTCAATCATACGAAGTTGATTGAGAGACTTGATTGCTTTATGTAGATATGAAAGAGTTGAACCTTTATTTCTATCTACAAGACCTGAAGTACAATAAGTTATAGAATCACTTGTCATTCTTATTCCAGAATTTGACCCACCCAAACCTCCAGGAGCTGGAGTTCCGGTTGGATAAGTCATTTTTGGTTCATAGATAAAATATTCTTCAATTTCAGGAAAATCATAATCCATTGGATTATCAATATTCCTATTGGAAATTCTGTACTTATCACCTTCTTTTTTCTTTGCCTGACGAACATAACGCATTTTCATTGCGTCAATATATCTCAACTCCTGTATTCCTGCCTCAGGATTTTTTAGATCAATGACTTTGTGATAATAAAGTCTCCCATCAACATACCAATTTCTATAAATTTCGTGAGATTTTTTATCAAAATCTAAAAGTTCCAGAATATATTTAAATTCCTGTCTAATTTTCTTTTTGATCCCGTCACTTGCATTTAAGTTGTCTAAATCAATCTGGACGGGACTATCATTAGTATCACTCACAATTGCTTCATTTACAATATCTTCAATAGCACTATCCACTTCTGGATGGAGTGCCATTTCTCGATATCTTTTGATAAGATCAAATTCTGTTCTATATACCCCCTCAATATCTACATACGAACCAAAAAAACCACTACTTAGGTAATGGTCAACCCCGTCCTCCTTATTTGGAGGAACGGGAGAAACTACACCTGGAGATAATGGTTCGTTATCATCAATAGAAAAACCAAAAAGTTTCGCCATAATTTATTTTTTAAACTATCTTCTTTTGTCTATTTATTATGCTTCTTCAGTCGAAGGTGTCCAGTATTGAACTTGGAATTCGACAGTGAACTCTTCAATAGTATCAGTACTATCGTAAGATAGGTCAATTGCTGCAATATTAGTTGGAAAAATATCAAAGAATTTATAAGTTGCAGCAACTTCAAGTCCAGAACCAGTGGGAATGTTCTTTCCTACATTACTCTTTCCTCTCTTAAACTGTTTAACAAAAGCATTGCACATGTAATCTGATGGGTTAGTAAAACCACTTCCGTCAGCATATTGTCCAATTGACTGCATCCATGCTTCCATCGCATCTCTGATTAGGAAATCTTGATCGTTGATAATCGTGACAGTCCAAACATCAAAGGTTCTGTCTCCAGCTACCTTAAAAACTCTTCCTCTAAAGGGAACATCAATTGATGCAATATTAGACGCAGGCAATGCAGCCGCTTTACATAGGATTGGAAAATTTTCTGTAAGATTTACTGCATTAGGTGGTGATGGTATTGTCACCTCAAATAGATTGGGGCGGGCACCGCCCCCAATGAGTGCTGATTTGAAATCCTGAATTGAGTGTGCCATTTTTTAAGTTCCTCCTCGTTTTTGTTTTAATTTAAAATCAAACAGTACCAGCAACTTCTTCAAAACTTACCCCAGTTCTTGTTGCAACAAAGGTAAGAGTCACATAGTTAATAGATTTGGCAGGCTTCAGGTAGATGTCAGCTCTAAACTCATTATTATCAATCACATCTGGAGTATTATTTGATGCATCGCAAACAACCAAGAATCCATAAAGACCGCGCTTTGCCTGAACATCGCGGAGATATGGTTCGACAATATTTCTAAAGTTTGCTCTTGTAATCTCATCATTCAGTTCAAAGAGTTGTGCCTGAGCAGATCTTTGAAGTGCTTGCTCTACAGTGAGGAACAGGCGACGAACGTTGATTCTATCGAAAGCAGAAGCATAACCTAGTGCCGTCTTATCACCAAAGAGAAGAATTCCAATACCAGGTTGATTTACAATAGAATTAATTCTTAATGGATAAAGTTGATCTCTTTGTGCTTTATTTGGATTATAAGCAAGTTTAATTGCGTTATTCAGAATACCTCTCTGCTGACCTGCAGGAGAGAACCAAGGATATGCAACAATAGATGTTCTAACCATCAATCCAGCAACATCTGGGTTGCATGGGATGTAGCGGAACTTATTATTGAATCTATCGTAGGTGTACTTGTATCCACTATCAAATACTGCATATGATGAAGAACCAAGAGGAGAGAAAAACTCCATAATATTATCCGTCTGGGTGTCTGGATTAGTAATATCTACTACATCTGCACGATGTGGAGAAATTACTGCAACACAATCTTTTCTTCCATTAGCAATAGAAATTAGGTGATTAGCCTTAGCTTGAGATTCAAACTTATTACCTAAACCAGGTCCCATAATTAAGTAATCAACTTCAATTTCATCTTTGTTAGAGAATAAATTGTAAGAAGTAAACAGGTCACCAAGAGTTGCAGACATGCCTCCCTCATCGCTGTAATCTTTACCACCACTGAGAGTATAAGTTACATTTCCAAGAGCACTGTATGTTTTATCCTGGGCATCAATATTCCACAGACCTTCTGCATTTGTAAATTCAGTAAATGCAGTTGAAAATCCAGTTGCAACTACTGGTTCATTTGGATTAAGTTCATCTGAAGGATTATCTCCAACATAAACATAATTTGAATATATTGCGAGATAATTCTTCCACCAGATTTTCTGGGGGGAATTTACTGCGGAAATGGCATCTGTTGCTTTTGATAGACCAAGATGCTTCTCTAATAGATTTCCTTGAATACCCGTAACAGTTCCTGTATCATCAACTACAACCACATGAATTTCATCACTCTTCCCATTTCTTTGTGCTGCATGTTGGGAAGTTCTTGGTTTTGGTGCAATTGAATTCCAGTAAATTGCAGTATTGCTTAGCTGCAGTACTTGTTGATCATACCAATCACGAATCGGAGCGGTTCCTGTATTGATGGTTGATGAAGTTGTAGCAACTCCAGCACTGGTAATTAATTGAACTGTTAAGCTTCCTCCACCAGTCGATGCTTTAAATGATTGTAACTGTGATTTTGGCGCATAATTAACCGGAGTCTCTACTCCTGCAGTAGAAACTACCGAAGTAACTTTTACTTCGACAGTACTGGCACCAATTCCAGTAATAATACCCTTGAGATATCCATTAAATAGTGAAGTTGTTCCAATTCCAGCAGAAGGGACGTTGGTGAGGGTTGTAGTAACTCCCATACCAACAGATGCTGCTGTAGTGAAAGCAGAACCTACGGTTAAAATTTGATCTGCTTTATCGTCAATTACACAAACTTTGAGGTTATTTGCCCAAGACCCCGGATTCTTTGCTGCAAAAATATAGTTTGCAATATCATCTGCATAATTTGCCTCATAATCATCAAAATTCTTAATCTTAAGTGAAGGTTCTCCAGCAGTGGAGACACCTGAAGAATTTCTGATTGCATTGGCATTTACCAGATTTCCACCGTCTGTTCTTACTACCTTTAGAACACCGCCATATGAAAGATATGAAGATGCACTCATCCAATACTCATATTGAGCATCTGTAGAGATTGGTTTTCCAAAAGTTTTGATTAGTTCGTTTTCTGTAGTGATATCAATTGCTTCATCTACAGGACCAAGTGCGAATGGACCCGCAATTGCTCCAATATTATCTAATACATTATCAGCTCTTCCTACTGTTAAATCAACCTCTCTGACGAGTACGCCTGGAGATAATTGAGGAGTCGCCATGTTTTTCTCCGTAAATCTCAGTTAACTAAAAATTATTTATTAAAAACTGACTTTACGTAGGGGAAATATGACGTGAATATCTACCAATCAGGATATGCCCACTCACCTCCACTTAAACCCGTTCTTCTACTATCAATTATTCTTTTTATTGTGCAATCTTTACACTCATAAGAATATGAAGAAGCAACTGGACCCCTATCTTTACGAGTTCTATAAAACTCCCCTACTAAATTTTTTATCTCCCCACAAGTTCTACATTTTCTATCGGTCAATAATAAATGACCCAATTTTATCTGCTTATCGAGGTCCATATATATTCCACTTTAAGAAAAAAAAAACTTGACTAATATTTCCACATATAATCCCAAGTTGATGCAGTATCTCCATATTCATCAAGAAACCACCTGTCTCCATCATTATCGACAAAACTACTTTCATCTAATCCATCTGCAATAAATCCAAAAGGAGACATATCTTGTTCGATTTGATTTTTTTGTTCTTCATATAAACGTTTTCTAACATCTTGGTCGGTAAGTTCTTTAAAGTAGTCTTGTGCGACCAGCCAGGCATATATGACGAGGCACATTGCTAGGTCATCATTGCAACCTTCTTCTGCTTCAAATGAGTTATGCTTTTGAATGAACGTTGTCAATTCGCTCATTATTTCATAATCTTTAAAGAGAAGTTTACTCTCTTCAATCATTGTTTTTAAATTGAGGCATCCAACTTTTTTAACAGTTTTCGACATTTTCACACCCAACTGGGTTTTCTTTCCAGAAAATCCCTGTCCAACTATCTGTCCCGCTCTACCTCTCATGGAACACATCAAAAGATTATTATATTCAAGGTCATAATGAATAATTGAGGCTACCTGGTCTCCAACATCATTTACCTCACATAGAATATATGCATTATTATAATTTTTTGCTACATCTACAATAATGCTCGGGAAAAGCATCGGCTTAATTTCATTATTTCTATATTTTGCTACCACTTGGTGGGGGAATGTTGTAATATCTATTACAGTAAATGCAGAATAATCATTCCCAACTCCCCTAGCAACGTCTACCGTAATTAGATAATCATGGTTATCTATAGATGGTTCATGAACATCTAAACCACCGCTACTAGTTTTTGGTTGATCGTAAACAAGCGCCCTAAGTTTAGAAGGTGCAATAAGAGTATCGACAGAACCTAAAAATTCACATTCAAATTCTACCTTAAACTGGGATTCACTTGTATTGGCAATTGTTTGCTTTTTCCATTCCTCATCTCTGCCGGGAACTTCACTCCAATGGACATCAGTGAAAACGTACTCATTTTTACCCTTCTCCGCATCATGCCACATTCGGTAGAAATGATTCATACCATGTGGGGTGGAAACAATTATAACTTTGGTTTGTTTTCCTGAAGTAATTGTTGGATATACCGATGCAAAAAATGAATCTGCAATGTGATTTGGAACGAACGCAAATTCGTCCAAAAATAAGATATTGAATGACATACCACGAACCGCAGAAGCAGAAGTAGAAGCAGCCAAGATTTTACTTCCATTTTCCAATTCCAAGGAACCTTTATTCCACGATATGATTCCTTGTTGCATCCACTTTGGTAGGTTTTCATAAGCAGTTTGCAGTCTATCTAATAGTTCCCTTGCGGTTGCTGCTTTGTTCGCTAGAATACCAATATTTACATTATCATTAAAAACTGCATAATGAAGTAGGAAAGATACCACAGTAGTAGACTTGCCAGTCTGGCGCGGCATCTTACAGATATTAAATCTGTGATTATGGAAATTATTAATTAACTTCTCTTGAAAATGATATGGTTTGAAGGTCTGTAGACCATGATCCAGAGTCACAATTTTTACATAATTATTTGAAAAGTAAACTGGATCATCTTTACACCTAACAAACTCAAGAATTTGTTCCTGGGTAAATTCAATAGGCGTATTTGCCTTTTTAAGTAAAGGATTGCCCAAATAAACATCATTTGACATAATAAAAACCTACTATTAATTGCAGTTCCAACGACGGAGTGCTTTATTTATTCTTGAATCTGGATCTCTAGCAGTCTCGGCAGAAGTCAATCTCTTTTTCATTCCAGACATTCGACTACAAAATGATTTGCGTCTTTCTGCTCTTTTCCCTTCTGGATTTTTTTCAGTTACTGCAGTTTGGAGTTTTGAACCCGGATTTTCTCTACGATATGCCTTAACTGCAGCAGGACTTAATCCATCAGTTTTATCTTGACGATTTACTTTTTGCCAATCTTCTCCCATTGTCTTCACGTAGTTTTTATTTGGGCCCAGTTTGCCAAAACTTCCTCCCTGGGGTCCGAATGCTTGAATAAGTGGTTGTCCTGGTTGAATTTCGGATACCGAATGATAAAGAACGTTACACCCGGGATATACTTTTTGCAATTCATCATTAATATCTTTACGGGTAGGAAGTTTTGCTTGTGGGAAAAACATCCTGAGAGAATAGTACTTTGCTCTCCAAGAAAGAGTAACTGCAATTACGTTACCAGTTTGTGATTGAAGACGTGTTGCTTCCTCAATCTGCGACTTAAATCCTTTAATTGGATCTGGTTGAATCAAATCAATAATTTCTGCAAAGGAATCTCCATTCAAATCTTCAATTGTTGTGTTCTCTTCCTTATAATTTTTTGCTTTTGAAACACCTTTTGATGGGACGCAATTTGGAACTTTCTTGCCATTTTTGAGTTTCATTCCAACTTGAGTATAACCTTTCCAGCAAGGATCTTCTTCGGTTAATTTCCTACGAAGTAGATGTTCTTTTAATTTTGCTGGCATTGAAAATATGTCCCAGTAAGTTGATCCATATTTACATTCACTTCTCGTTTCTACTTTTTTGCATTTCGGACAGTATCTTTTATCATAATCAGCATGAATTCCGCGAGTTGGCGGCATATGGACAGGAGAATCTACATCTCCCAATGCTGCACCATAATCTTCTTTTACATCTTTATATTTCTTGTGATTCTTTTTTGCATCTGCTTCCATTTTTTTTAGGCGAGAGTAATAATCGGGAATTTCATCTAGATGTTGAAGAGCAATATCCATAGCAAGTTTATGGTCTTTTGTATGTTCATGCTCAATAGGTTCTCCCATATCAAGCTGTTTTTGAATAAAAGAAACCTCAAGACGATGTTTCCTTGCAATTTGCTCAACAGTTTTATGGGATTTCAGTTTGGGCATTGAAGTAGATGAGTATCTTTTTATATTTATTGGTTTGTGATATCTTGAGATTGTTGCTTTAAAAGCTTTGCCAACTCTGCTGTAGAACCGACAAAAAGAGAATTGTTAACAGTTGTGGGAGATTTTTTAGGTTCTTCTTCAATATCCCTCAGTTTCTTTTGGAGTTCCATTAATTTATCTGTGGCATCAGCAACGTTTTTGATTAACTGCCCAGCAACTTCATATGCCCGAGGCATCTCTGTTTCTTGCGCTAATTCAAGAATTCCATTAATTGCTTCTTGTCCCTTTTCAATAAGAGAGTACAAGTTTCCTCTAGTGTAATCGTAGTCTTTTTTAATATCATCCGATGTGGTAGGTGATAATTTTTCTATTTTTTCGACAATACTTGAAGATTCCACAGGAACTATTTCTCCATCTATATTAAATGTTTCATTCAATTTATCAAATTTTTTAGGCATTTTTTATAATCACTCAAAAGAACCACTAAATCCAAAATCATCCCCAGTCTCAATTAAAGTATTATCTGTAGCGGTAATAGATTTAACTTCAGAACCTGCCAAATGATTAGTTGCTGTTGTATTGTCTTTTCCTCTGACGGCAGTAATAATATTTCCTTCTTTTGAGGTTACATAAATTTCCTCTCCTTCCAAATCCAAGTATGTATTTACCAGAATAGAACTGGCGTCATTTACGGCAATTAAAGTGTCTGTATTTGATATGTCTCGCGCAAGATTCGTAATAACAATTCCGGTATAATTTTGAATTGCTCTTGGTTCTGCCGAGTAAACAATCTCCCTTGTTGGGGATGAAGTAAGATCTCCCGCAATATAACCAATAGATGCTTTTTTGATAATATCTTTCGATGCTGAAGTGACCGGACCAAAGATATAAGTTTTTGCTGTAAATCTTAGGGTATAAATTAAAACTCTTCTAGATGTAAAATCGCCTTCATAATCATCTTGCATAGTTATACTTTCCAGAATTACTGGAATATCTCTTTTTTCATTGATTGTTTCTACCAAATCAACGGTCATAGTATAAGCTGGTTGAAAATATGGCAAAATTTGCTCAACAATCTGCAAAGCATCATCGTTTAATTTTGACATTATATTCAATTCAAATTGCATATTATATGGAACGGGGAGATATGCTTTCTTAGTCTCTGTTCCATCTTCTGCAGATTTGGATGTAAAATATTGAGTGGTAGTTGCTTTTCTTGACGGATCATAGGTTAATCCCGTAAATTCAAATGACATTCTCGGTAATGTTATTTGAACTTGCTTACTCAAATTTGGGGATTGATTTAATCTGGCAAGAAATTTTTGGATAGGACCGTAAGCAAGGGGAACCTTAATAACGCTAACGTTTTCGCCAGAATTATTGGTATGCTTAATGCTTATCTCGTTAAAAAGAGATCCGAAAGAAATTACGGTCCTTCTTAGAATTTCGTGATAAAAATACTCAAACATATTGCTATCTTATAATACGTCTATTTTGGTCAATTAATTATAAGTATTTATGTGCATTACGGCATCCCAAATGGATTGGTTTCGGTAAAATCAATAATATTATTTGCCTCATTCTCAATTTCATCATTTGCAGAATATCCATCATCTGTTGGCATTGCATCAATTTTACTCAAATAATGAGATGCTCCGGATTCGGATCCTACAATATTTTCGCCCAAAAGAAATTCTCCATCAATATTAGAAACTTGGAGAATATTTGTAATAGAATTCCAAGATTTGACTCTTGCAGTTACTCCACTTTGGGATCCTGTGACTATCTCATTAAACTCAAAGTTTCCTGACGATGACAATGCGGGATTTCCAATAGTAATGGTTGGGTTCTCTGTATATCCAAGACCAGCATTTGTTATATAAATGGATGTTATTGTTCCTGCAGCAGATACAACTGCCGTCGCTGCAGCAGAAACTGTTGAAATGCCACTAAAAGTAATTGATGGTGGAACTACGTAACCAGAACCTGAGTTTGTTACTGTAATTATGCCAACAATACCGTCACCTATAGACGCAATTCCAGTTGCCCCATTACCACCTCCCCCAATGAATTTTACCTGAGGGGTGGTAGTATATCCATAACCGGCATTTGTAATAAAAACTTCTTGAACTGACTTTGATTTTGGATTTATGTTTGTATTACATACAACAATTCCATCAATCATCTTAGCAACTGCAGTTGCTGTTCTACCATTGGAAGGTGCAGAAGAAATACCCACTGTTGGGATAGATGTATATCCACCGCCCCTATTTGTAACAGTAATATACCTAACTCCACCATTTACAATTCCTGCTGTTGCGGTTGCAGTGGCGCCAACACCAATCATCGTAAGATTTATAAGGTTTCCAATTGGACCTTTATCCTCATCTAGATCTGTTCCACTAATAAGTTCATCAATTTCGTCAACTCCAGTATCAATTAGTTCATCTTCATAACGGAATAACTCACATCTTAATTGGTATGTATATGTTCCTTGCAACTGATAAAAAGGTTTTTCGTGCTCTACATACTTAATTTCAAACAATCTTTTACCTAAGGGAAAATAAATTATATCTCCCTCTTTTGGTCTTGATGATACTTTTATATTGGGTTGAGTTTGAATTAGAGGTGAAATATAATTCTTAAATCTTTCTCTTGAAATAGTTAATGTTATTTCATTAAGTGCTTGAATTCCAAATTTTGATAGAATAGTTGGATTATCGCTATATCCATCATAAGTATCAACATAAGCTTCAATTGGATATGCATTATTAAATTCAGATTCTATAACTTCTCTTATAACAGTTTTTTCTGTAATAAATTGTCTAGGGAGATAATAAACCTCAACCCCATACATTCTTAATTGCTCGTTAATCAAGTCTTGGATTAACCCCTGTTCTGTTTTAGAACCTTGTAGAAAAAATGGATTAAGCATAAGACTAACCGATAAGGTCTAATGGAGGAAGTTCATAAGTGTTAGACATTTTTTCCATAAGAATATCAATTTCTCGTTGCGCATCATCATACATTTGTCTACCATTTAGTTCAACGCCACCTGGAAGTTTAACCCCAGTGAATTTCATCATATTTTGTCCCCACTGTCGTTTGATAAGAGAGGTTAAATATGGTTTAATAAAGGAATCATTCCAAACTCTTGAGTAATCATTTGGATCTAAAGTCGAATAGCAATCTATAATAAAATATTGATCTTTAGTAACTGACCCCCAATCAATATCCAAGTATAATCTATCTTGTCTTTTATTAAATCTTATTTGTTTTTGGGTATTAAGTAGAAAATCAAGATCTTCTAAGTATGTTTTAACCATCGCATAACTCAAAAGTTCCGTTGTTCCCCAATAATAAATGTCATTTAAGAACAACTGATACTTCACACTGAACATATTGTGAGTAATTGTATTGGCACCATCAAATGTGAAGATTTTATTTACTCCAATGATATTTGGTGGAACTTGAAGATAGTTGCTATTTTCATAAAAATTAAAGGTAGTTGCGGTTCCTACAATGTTTGCAGTTGCTGAAGTGCTTGCAATTCCAACACTAGTTGCTGCTCTACCTCCATATCCCGCTCTTCCCCTATCAATATCATCTTGAGTTACTTGATACTTATAAAAAGTTGGATATACTCCATCAAAATGCCTTTCTTGGAAAAATTGAATCGCATCAACCACCAGATCTTCAATCTGTTCATCTGCAACATTAATCTCTAGTACAGGAGCACCAAGTTTTCTTTTACAGTAATCTATAAGTTCTTGTCTAGTGGATGGTTGTGCCATTAGATTTTAAATTCCGCAACTACTTCTTGTTGTTTAAAATATAATTTGATATAAGATTTTGCTAAATTTCTCAAAGTTTCAAGATCATCTATACTATCTATATCCCTAGAAAGTTTTTCATATTCAAATAATTTATTCATACTTTCTAAAGAAATTTTATCAGGATCCATTTGCCAAATTCCTCAGTAAATTTTTAATTTCTTCTAGATCATTCTTAATATGATTTACATCATTCTCAAGGTTCTTTATTTTATCTGTTTGTAGAAACAGTTCATCTAGATTATTTTCTAAGTTTTCTATTTTTTCTTTTTCCCTTCTCTTCGCCGAAACTAATTTCATATAATTTTGATATTCAATTTGATTTGTGTTGATTATATGATTCGTATGCGAATCTCTCATTAATCCATCAATTCCATTGACTTTATGGTATCTCATATCAATATGAAGGTGCTAATGCTAGTACTCTTAGATCTTTAATCCTTGGGGGGAATGCTTGATTTGTTGATGTTCCTACTATTTTAATGCTAAAGAACCTAAATGAATCTAAATTATCTATACTAAATTCATAATCCCGGAACAAGTTGGGATTATTACTTGATGACAAAACATCTGTCTTTGGTACGGGTTGATTTGGCAATCCGTCACTTGCAGAATCATTAATTACTTGCTCCAAATTATTCAAATTTCTAAATCCGGGGAATGGATAAAAAATAGGATCAAGAGATGGATCATTTGTAATTGAGTAAAATGCTCTTACATCGCTAAAGGTATTTACATAAGCAGCAAATAAAAGACTAATAGAAGTTGCTGGAATTTCCAGTTCAAGATGTTTTGTTACATATACAAAAGCATTAGGATCCTCTTTAATACTAGAAACTCTTAAGTCTGCTGCGTAATCAGTTATTGGAGCATTAACTCTATTTGTCGATAATATCAAACTAACCCTATCTAAATCAATGACTGGAGAAACCTTTGAATTTGAAGATTCTAAGGTAAATGACATTGTTAATGATTTATTCCCTTGTATATTATCCAAGAAGGTATCTTCATTTAATTTTGAAGCAACTATTCTAGGTGCATCCAAGTAATTATTGGAATTTAAATCTATAGGTTCAAACCCACGATCTTCAAATGAAATTTCTTGTCCACTCACACTTCTTCCACTAATTGTTCTTATCTGTGATGATATGTTGGTCTTATTTAAGATAAGAGTATGTACATTTGGACGAATAGTTTCAAATTGTATATTTTGGGTTGCATTTATTCCAGCTCCACCCGCAGATTTTGTTTCGTTGGTATATAGTGAAGGTAAAGACCCAATTCCACTGCGTTCAGTTAATCCTTGAGGTAAAGTTAATCCATTAAAATTGGCGTTATCTATTTTTATAGTATAATAATCTAAATCAATAGAATCTGATACGGCAGAATTTTGAAGTAAGTGAGTTTTATTAATTCTTCTTAAAGATATTCCGTTGAGTTCATACTTCATAACCTCAACCCCAGAAGTATAACTAGATGAAATAGTATTATCAATACCTCTGGTAATTCCAGTAAGTGCATTTGAAACTACACCCGTATAAGAAATTATTTCATTTCCAATCAGAATATATCCTGGATTTGATGCTCCAACTCCAATATTCTCAAATGTAGAAAAATTAGTTGTAGAAGCAATAGAAATATTTGTTGAGGAATCTGAAGAATAATCTTGCTGTAGAGTTGTAGTCCTTACATCAGATCTGGCATTTGAAATTTGGACTTGATTTTCTCTAGCGTGCATTCCGTGATTTTTATGGTTTACTTTAATATGCAAACCATCATTGACCACATTAATATTTTCTGACGAAACAATAATATTTCCTCCCACGGAAAGATTTAATTCTGAAGTGATTCCGACAGAATCAATATAATATAAAGTACTTCCGGCACCTACAGAAAATGATCCTTGAACATTATCTAAAATTAATTCATTAATTCCTGATATTTCGGAAACAGATAATCTAAGATTTTGACCAAGACCTTGAGAACCTATAGAATCTGCCGTCAAAATATCACCTAGAACATATCCTCTTCCCCCAGAAGTTATAGTTGCTGCAACTGCAACTCCACCATTTATTGTGATATTTGCGGTCGCATCTAATCCATTTCCAGTTAAACTACTAAGAGAAACTGAATTAAAGGTAAAACTATCGCTCGTAGATATTGGAGTATAACCTATTCCTGCGTTTACAATTTGCAAATTGCCGGATATTTTTCCTGCATTCCCTACATAATTTCCAGTTAGGTTTGAATTTTTTTGTATTATTGTATTTCCAATTTTTAAGTTTGTATCCGAAATAGTAGTTCCCAATCCAACTCTTACTAATCTAGAGTTCATATTCAAAGAATCTTTAAGCAGAGTTGCTATTTGATTGTTACCTAGGGCAAGTTCTGGATTATAAAAATTTATATTCCCAATATTTGAAGTGAAGTTTGCGCGATTTAACTCAAACTTCAAATCTTCATAAGGTTGCTCAACCCAAGAAGACGCATTTTGAGACTGAAATAATCCACCTGTTAGTGGTTGCTTCGTTACAATAGCCTGAGGAAACTCTTGAGTATTGTATAATCCACCAGAACCTGATAAATCAGGTTTACCAAGTTCTGAAACCCAAACTTTATAATTTTCTGAGTTTGATAATAAGACGATAGAATGAAACTTATTACCCTCTAGATAAACCGGAGATGGGAATCTAAATCTTGTCGGTATGTTTTGACTTCCATCAGTATCTACTGATACTAAAATTGGGTCTATGGTAACTTCACTAAAAGGATAAATGATATCCGTTGGAAGACCCAATTGCATGGATCTCAATTGAAGAGTTACTGGAAGAGTGTTATCTTTTGAATAAAAGAAAATATCAATAGAGGTTGCAAAAATTCCGTTAGGGTCTTCAATAAAAAATGATTGTGCTAATGGGTCTATGATTCTCATATTTATTATAACCTTTATGTTATATTTATTGAAAATTCACTAGTTCAATTAAAATGGATTATTCGTTAGACTAGTCTGCTTATTTTTCGCAGGTTCTGATTTGACTTCATCGACCTTACTTGGATCTAAACCATAGTTCTCAACGGCACCTGGTCCTGCTATAATAGTTCCACCTGGTCCTGCTGCTTGTTGGGCAGCTTTTAATGCCGCATCTGCGTCTCCACCATATTGATCTCTAATAATATCCCCAGTAAGGTATGCAGTGCCTGAAGAACTAGAACTGGAACTCTTCTTGGGGTTCTTGCAGTCGTTAATTAGTCTGCTTCTTGCCCGACTTAATTGGGAATTAATGTCATCTGCAATTTGTTGGGATGTTCGAGTGCTTCCTGACACCGATATGGGGCTACCATATAAATATCCTCCTCTAATATTAACATAGACTCTTCCCAAATGATAATTTCTATTATCAGCGAAAGAACCTGCATTGCCACCGCCGTTGTTTTTACGAGAAGAATTTATCGGTGCAATCAATTCAACTTCTTGCGCAGTTACATCTTTATAGTTGGGGTCGGCATTAACCCGATCTGTGCAAGGATCTCCTGTTCTGGGAATAATTGTGGGGTCCAGTACAGTTGGATCTATAGTTTTTACAAGTTTCTTGTTTACATCAACCTTAGTATCTGTAATATTCTGAGTCTCTGATAATTCTGTAGTATCAATTGTTGCATTTCTGAGTGAAATTATATTTTCCTTAACAGTATTAATACTTCCTTGAGCATAGTATGTTGTTTCTACTGAAGTCGTAAGAACGCCCTCCACTTTAGAATTAAAGTCGCTATTTGTAAGTCTAAAAACTTTTTCCCCCGCTTCAAATTTAGAATTATATGAAGTATTTGGACCGGGTATAAAGAAAGAACCAATTACTGTTCCGACATCATCTGTAATAATTCTAATGTCTCTGACCCTTGCTCTTGCACCACTGCTCAATCCGTGTAAAATAACATCTTTTACCAAATTTCCAAAATACTCACCATTTACCATCTCGGACAGACTAAATGTATCAATATTCAGAATACTTGAAGATGATGTATATGTATCAGTCAAACTTGTCTGATCATAAGGGTTTTTTCTAAAAATATCGCTTGGATTTCTATAATCTCCATACTTGTGATTTTGTTTTGCTATTCTGATACGCGCGAGTATAGCTGGAATTGCACATAACACCATTCCAGGTGGAGGAGAATACATACGAAGTACAGATACATCTTCACCAACCTCAAATACACCTTCCAACATTTCAATTTCTACTAATTTTGGAAATACATAAGAAGAAACATCAACACCGTCAAAGAATGGATACATTCTTGTAAATGGTTTTAAACTCTTAGCAGTAAATTGAACGTTTCTGGACCTTACGTAAGGCAAAACATCGGAACTTACTAAAGAATTGCCCAAAGACTCATTTGCAAAAGATTCTTTAACTAATGTTTGAGTTCCTTCTCTTGTTTGAGTTCCTGTTTTAATAGTCGTAGTTGTGGTCACCTCATATATTTTTTGGCCATCTTTAGTGACAGATCCTGTTTTAGGTGAATTTGTATATTTTTCTGTTTCTTTTGTAGTTTTTGTAGTTTTTGTTTCTCCTGTCCAATTTATTTCCCAAGAATTCCATACGGGATTTCCAAATCCGGTTTGGGGATCTACATCTTCCTGCAGAAGAGTTTTGACATAATTTCCTTCTGCCTGAATAGTTTTCGGTTCCAAAGAAATTTGATCAATCCAAACATCAGATGAAGGTTGCAATTTCATATTGCCACCATAATAACGTGATCCGTATGGGACAACATTTACAATTTTTGTTGCATATGGTTGGGAAATTTCATTTACTTCTTCATAATCTAGAGTAACAACTCTTCCAGTAATTTTCACACCATTTCCAATGAAAGTATTGTCGGAACTTAAATCGTAATTTGAATCTACTTGTGTCCCTATGCCAAGTATAGAATTGGTTCCTCTTAAAAGATCTATAGAAGTTGTATAATGAGTTGGTCTCAACTCTGCATTATTAATATCAATACTATTTTTAGTTATAGTGATTTTTTGTTGATTTATATTGCTAGAAAAATCATCAACAAAGAAACCAGATTTAAATCTATCAATTCCATTTGAATCTTTGATCTGTAAAGAAGCTGTTTTAGACTCCAATAGAGATAGTGAGGTATAATACTCAAGATTTTCAATTCTCTTTTCTAATAATCTAATATCAGACATCTTATATCTCTTATATTCCATAAGAGTTGGTCTGGCATCTCCCGCATAGCACAAATATGGGGGAAGATAAACTGAAGCAATCTCTAACGAATCATCTAATCCTGATGGTGGAACGGGATTTTCTGAAGGATTTCCATAATTTACTTGGAAATTTCCAAATTTTGTAAAGAAAATTCTATCAATTCTAGGTAAATAAAAGGAATAATGAACAGGGAAAGATTCGTCGGAAGCGAGTATATTTGTTACAGAATTTCCTGCTTGATTAAATGTTCTTCCAAGAAATTCAAATGGCGATCTTGAATTTTCTGCGACACCGTAATCAGATACTCTAGGTCTTAAATCAATAATATCAGAATTAGAAATTCCGTTAATTGATTTAATATCACAGTAATCAAAGTTTGAATATGAATTTACTGTAATAATATCTCCGGTATCTGATGAAGAAAACCCAGCAGACTCAAAAATAATTTTGAGTTTTTTAGTTGGTTCTAGTTTATTTGAAGACCTAGTTATTTTTGAATAATCATATATGGTATCTTTTTGATTTGTGTCTAATGTAAAGGAAGAGGTAATATCATTGTCCCCAAAGTTAATAGACGCAATTCTACCGGTTACGTTACTTTCTCTAAACCTTACATTTTCACCATCAACAAATGAAACATTATTTAAACCTATAAATTCTATTTTTAAACTATTAACTTTTTTTGTGTATATTCCAAGTGCATTGCTGGATTCGCCTATAAATTCTTCCCCTAACACTAAGTCATTTGTGCTACCTGATGCTCCATCCAAAACTCCAAAGGTCATGGAAGGGGAATCTGGATTATTAGTGTCCGAAGATTCTATAACTGCATATAATTTTGTTACATCAGGCTCTAATAGACATATTTCTTGATCTTCTACTCTTGTACCATAAGCATAATTTCCGAATGTAATCCCATTATTTAAAGTTGTTTGCCCAATACCAGATCCTTCTTTTCTGGATTTGTCAATTATAATTTCCTTTACTCTATTTCTATTTTTTATTTTTGATGATACCGTCTCTTTACGTAAGGTAGCAATTAACTTAGCATTACCTGTACCACTAGTAAGTCCGTTAATAGTTATTTTCTTCCCATTTGGATCTATGATAATTTTATCTTCAGATAAAATTTCGGTAGTTCCATTTTCTCTAATTAAAGTATATCTTTCTTCATCATAAGGTAAAAAGTTTTGATCAGATTCTGTAATAGTAACTTCTGTGGAATTTGATGAAATTACACAATTAAATTGTCTCTTGATAGTTAAAAATGAATTTGTTAAATCTACATCAGAGATATATTGTTTTGGTAATTGTGTATATAACTTACTTTCAGATGATCTATTTAAGGTAGATGATATAATTTTTAAATCAGAAACTGTTACATCACTTTGGGGAAGACTTCCCTCACATATTCCAGGTACTGTAGTCACTCCCGAAATCGTAAATGAGTTCTGCGATACACTAATAACTTTTGAGTAATTTATATCAGAATTTCCGGAAAGTGTGTAAGAAACTAAATTTCCTGGTTTAATTATATTTTGGAAGAATATTGAAGGATTTGATACAGTACTGATTCCAGAAGAGGTTGAAGTAATTGCTACAGTTCCAACTACATCAATAATAGATTGTTTGACATCAGAGTTAAAAGTATATGCTGTCCCTACTTTCCCATAAATTGATTTTATATCACTTATACCATAAGAAGTAACTGCAGTTGATATTCTTGTGTTTTCAATTCCGTCAAATACAAAACTTTCTCCAATTGAAAACTTACCTGATACATTATATGCAGTTATAATTCCGGAAGAAGATGCATCATATCTCAAGAATGCAGTAGCGCCGCTTGACTTACCTTTGATGTGAGTTGGTGTAGCGAGAGTTATTGGTTGGTTTAAGGTTATTTCAACATAGGTCTGAATATCATAAAGAGAAATATCCCATTCATTCAAATTAAGATTGTTTGAATATGAACCAGATTCTAAAGCAAAATCATAAACTCTTGCTAAACCTATTTCCTTTCCACTAGCATTGTTTTGATTGTCCTCTACTCTATTATCTCTCAAGCTAACATAATAAGTATTTCCAATTCCTATAATTGGAGAACCATGAACTCTATTTAAAGTAAAAGTTGAACCCGTATTGTAAATTACATTTTGGTTTTCAAGTCTTTTTGTTGTTCTTGGTTTTTTAAAGTCAATATAAGTAGTATTTGGTGTTCCAAGTTCAAATCCTCTAATATAAGACTTAAATGGAGATATTACATAACATCCCAAGTCTTCTGATGGTTTGTTCTTATAGTAAGTAAATGAGTTCTCCGAAAAGATTCCCCCATTCCCTTTCAGGTTATTTAAACTCTCTTTAATTGATAAAGTAGGTGCTTTTACATAGTAATCCCCGGACTCATCATATGTTCTTCTAGCGAATTCATTTGCTAGATCATCATATTGGGTGTTATATGGAGAAGTTACTTCTACACCATCAGTAATCTGCTTCAGTAAAATAAAGTTACTTTCTTCAGCAAATAGAGGAATATTTATTAATTCTGCGGTTATCTTTAATCTATCAGAACCTGGAGCAGCATAATTTGTAAATCCATTTGAATTATCTAATAAACTTTCATCATCAATATAATCTACAAATTCTTCATATATTTTAAATCCAACTTTATGACTTCCGACATTATTATATTGGTCTAAAAGTAAGAATTTTCCATTTACTCTTAAGAACTTCCCTTTAATATAATAAACACCAGAATTTATATAAACTCCATGGGCGAATGCAAGGTGATTTTCATTTTTTGTTATACCAAAGTCCTGCCCTTCAGTTAGTCCAGCAGTATTTAATTTAAAAAATTCTCCGGCAGTTTCTATCTGCAATACTTCACCGGGCAAAAAGTTTTGACTTATTCCATCGGAAGAAGATGATACATAATCAACATACAGGGTTAAACTTCCTATTTCAGATTTTTTTGAGGAAAGGGTTTCTGCAACTTTTGCTTTTATGCCACTAGTTTTTCCTGTTAATATGGTTCCTTTTAGAACTGATAGAACAGAATCTAAATTAATTCCATTATAAGAATTTTCTAATATTATCGCAGATAAATCATTTTTATAACTAATCTCTCCTCCGGATACTCTAGCACCTTCTTTAAAAACATGAGATCCAAATCGTTCTATTTGTTTTTGAAGTATGGACTGCGAGACATTTAACTCTCTAGCCTGAACAGGGACACTAGGTTTAAACAGAACATTGTAATAATCCTTATTTTCATCAAAATCGTCATAATATGGGAAAACATTTAGGTTTAGTTCTTGTGACATAACTAGAATTGAATGATTACTTTAATATCTTCTTTTTGATTTTGAGATCTTGTTATAGAAGGTCTATTGTCAACATGGATTATATTCCCAGAGTATTTTTTGACCTCTGGATTTGCAATACCAGAGATAAAAGACTGTCCAAGCTTATATGTTCTACTATTTATTACTGTTGTAACACCTACACTGTAAATAGACCCAAAACCAGAATCTATTTGCAAATCAATTGTTCCACCTGATATTGTTAAATTACCTCCTGCACTTGGCGAAGATGTAAATTTTAATACATCATATCCATAATCACTAATTCCTGTTTGTATTCCACTAACATCAAATCCATATAATGTTTTATCTTGACAATATTTTAAAACACCGGTATTCTTATCGTAAGAAATAACTCTACCAATAGCAGTTAATCCAGTCCCTATAGTTTGGGTTATATAAGAATTGGCAGTAAAAACGGATGTTTGGTAATCCGATTCATTTTCAATTCCAGTAAGTTTTAAAGATCCCACTGCACTTACTTTATCTTTAGACAATATTAAAGTTGAATCATAATCTTGAGGATTTTCTACTATCCCTACTCTTGCAATTTTATTACCAACAATAAAGTCTGGATTTTCTAAATCATTCTCTATTCTTGAATATATTAAAACATTATAAGCACCGAGTTCTCTATAGATATCAGCACCATGACCTCCTTTTGGTGGAATAATAACGTCAAGAGAAGGTGATGCCGTACCAATTCCAACAGGAACATTGCCGGCAACTAAATCTACAGTCCCGTAAGTGTATCCAGATCCCCCAGAGGATATGTTTATAGTTTCTACTCTAGATTCGTTATTAATCACGATAGTCGCAGTTGCCCCAGTTCCATCACCTTTTATTGGAACATTAGTATAAATTCTATTAGCAGTTCCTACTCCAACACCTCTATCCTTAATAGTTATAATTTTTAATTGATTATTTGAAAGTGCTGCATTTAAAATAACGGGTTCATACTCGCTGTTTTCAAACCAGTCTTTCGGAACAGGTATAAAATTTACAGTATCAAATTTTATTATTTCGGTGGGTTTAATAGTATAAAGATATTTCCAAACATACCCATCTCCACTATCTCCTGCAGGTCTGGGTTCTAAGTCAATAAAATTTGGTTCATCCAACGATGGTCTTCCGTCTGGATTTTCTGGATCAGTTCCGTTTTGTAAACAAATATAAACCTTATACTCACTATTAACTACGTAATAATTGGCAGAATATAAGTTCGTTGCCCCAGAAGGTTTTGATGTATTGATTCTACTTATATCATGACGATACATGTCATAGGTAGTTCCTGAAGTCCAAGTGATTTTTCTGACCACTTGACTTATATCATTAGATTTTATTTTTTTCAATGCAATCATAGTATCCCAATAGTCATCTTCCTGCTCAAAACTATCTCTAGGAGCAGGAGGATTGTCATCCCAATTTAAATCATAATCGGTTGCGTTGGATAACCCAATAAATGAATAGTATGAATTGGAAGAGGAAGTTGCCGCCGCGACAAAATTCCTTGCATTTAAAATTCTAAATTGGTCAGTTATAATTGCAGACATTTTATCGTTTTTAATCTATTTATGTGGTAGAATACCCAATATATTTAAGTCTATTAAATCTCTGAATAACTGGAGATGTTGAAATACCCCCATTATTAGCATAAGTTGTAAAATCTTTAGGTTTCAATCTGGATGGTAGTTTGACTAGTCCCCAACTATACTCTCCATAAAAATCACTAAATCCAATTCCAGTCAAATTATTATAACTAGAAACACTTACAACAACTTTAGTGACGTTTGTTATTCCAATACCCGGGACAGAAGTTTGACCAATTGAAACTGAAGCAACTTGGTAAATGTTATCTATAAAAGAAGTGCCTACACCAACAATAGATCCATCAGAATTTAAAGAAGTAACACCATTACCTACATTTGAATTGAAAACTGTAAAGTAATATCCGGTTTGTATCCCACTAATTCCCGTCGTTGCAATACCAACACTTATAATATCATTGTCTCTTAAAATAGAATCTTGTGGAATATAAAAATCAAAAGTAATACCAGTAGATGCTACACCTACGGATACCGTATTAATCCCAGTAATAATGCCATAATCTCCTTCATAAGAAACTTTATCTATTATTTCATATTTTGGTGAAGGGGGGGAAATCAAAACATATGGTGGATCTGACTGATTATATCCAAAACCCTCATATGTTAAATCTATAGAAGAAATCTCTCCATTTATAACTGTTGCAGTAGCAGTTGCTACTCCAGTAGTTCCAACTCCAATTGGATTACTTATAGAAACAGTAGGACTTGTTGTATATCCGGCGCCTCCTTCTGATATTGATATCATAGAAATAGTTCCTGCGACAGAAACTATGGCAGTGGCAGAAGACGAGACTACTGTATCTTGTGATATGATTATGATTTTGTTTTGGGGTTTTTCAGTTGTTCCATCGTGAGTATATTCTTTTTCACTGTCAAAAAATGCTTTTACACTCTCCACAAACACAATTGTTGAAGAAGTACTTACATTTTGAATTATATTAGTTGCTGGTTGAATATATGGTTCATAAATTATTCTATCTTTTCCTACACTTTTACCATTAACTAAAATATCCTCTTGGTGTTTGCACCATGTTAAAGGTCTTAATAAAGTTTCTTTCTGCGAAATTCCCGGACCTGGATATAAATTAGTTTCTATAGCGTCTGCAGATATTATATTAGTAACCAATCTGCTATCTTGCGATAGACTCATAGAATCATCATTTATTCTCACATTATCTCCGACTTTAATTGTCTCTAAAATATCTACTTCTTTGGTGTCTACATCCGCTGTACCAGAAAAAAATAATATTTTGCACTTATCTCCTTCCTTTGGTGGTTCGGCAAATCTAATAATACTACCTCCCCTAAAAGTATATCCTCGTCCTGGAACTTGTAGTACATCATTTATAAAGACCAAAAGTGTTGCTTGAACATCTATATTTGATCCTTTTTTTGCTTTGATAGTAGTTTGTTGCCCATTTATAATAATAGGAAATATTTTTCTATTCCCATCAAAGTACTCTTCTATACTATCAAGAACAACAAGTCTTCCTACTGTCCATGCAGCAAATTGATCCGATTGTGTTTTATCTATTGTTATTTGGAATTCCGAAAATGCCAATGAAGTATCAGTTTGTATCCCGCTGGTTCCGCCAATAGAAACCGTTAGTATTTCATTTTGTTTATACCCATATCCTAAGGTTTTAATATCAAATGATATAACACTGGAACCTTGTCCTACTACAATATCGACCATTGCCCCAGTACCAACACCTGCAGTAGATTGGGAACTATAAACTAGAGGGAGATTGGTGTAAGATAGTGGAGAATCAAATATAACTATTGGTGGATTTGATGATGTATATCCATATCCAGGATTTGTAATTGCAACACTTACAATATTGCCACCACTTATAGAAGCAATTCCAATATATTCTATATTTGACTCTCCAAAACTTTCGGTTTTAACTCCAACATTAACTATAGTTTGTACACCAGGTCTATATCCAGAACCACTATTTCCTATGCTAATTGATTGTATAGTTCCTGCCAAAGAAACTATCGCAGTTCCTCCTGCAGCAACAAGAGGTTGGTAACCAAACCCTTGAGTTGATCCTACTGAAAGTATTATTCCACCTCTAGGTATACTTGCAGTATTAACATCATAATTATTAGAACTAGAGTTGCCAGAGAATGTAACAGAAGTTATGCCAGAATTTTCATTTATATCATAGTCTCCATTTACCTCAGGATCATCGGGACCTTGAAAAATGCTGTTTACCAATAAGATTGCGTTATCTGTGGAGAATCCCGTAACGTTACTTCCCCCCAGCTTAAGATCAAAGGATTTCTTTATTCCATCAAAATCATTTGAAACCGTATCAAAAATATAATTGTCTAGATATGTCTCATTTGTTTCATCAGCAACACCTGACCTTAAAAATACTCTTCCACTAAAAGTTGAACTTGTTTCTATTCCAACATAATCGACTTCATCCGCTCTATTTGTAGGGTTAGGTATTGGTACTTTTCCATAAGGTGCGTCTTCAAAGTAAATAGTATTGTTTACAATATTGTAATTTCCATATACTTTAGTTACAACAGTTGAAGAAGAATGAGTAGATGCTTCTGTACCCAACCAAGGTCTTAATATTGAAACTGCATTTGTACTCGATATTCCGACAGAAACAACTTTCATTATCTCATCGTCAATTTTTAGAAGATCGCCTCCCGAAATAAAATTAGTGTTAGTAACATATATTTTTTCATCAAAAAACCCAACATCATTTGATAATAATGTTGTAGAAGAAGATGAAACAATTGGAGATTGTATTACATTATCAATTCCAATAATAACCTTATTGTTTTGTTTTTTTGAAGTGAATATATGTGATGATCCTATGCCAACTGAAGTAATATCAAAAACTTTAGGAATAGATCTAAGAGCATCCTCTGCAGATGCTGCTAACTTTATATCATAATCATTAATCTTTACAACATATAGTGTTTCTGGAAGTAGATTTGTTGTTCCTATCCCAACTACAGAAGTGGTTGCAATTCCTATTGGTTGATGTGGGTTAGATGTACTATCCAAAAATGAATATTTTATTTCTTCGCCGGTAACAAAATAATGATACGGAATTCTAACTACGTCATTCTCCGCAGAAACAATTAAAGAACTACTACCATCAAAATAACGTTGAAAAATTGGATTGTTTTTATATGTCAGTTCAAAACTTTTTTTGATGTCATTATTAGTTCCTGTATAACCAGAATAACTATAGTTAATAAATCCTACTGTCATGGAACTTTTTTCAACTATTTAGATTATATTTAATTGATTTGATATTTCACTTAGTCCAAGATTA